CCTGTTCCTATCTTACCTAAGTTTGTAGATATTGTTGTCAATGGTATGTCTGATCGTTTGTTTAGTGTAAAAGCATACGCACAAGATGCATTGTCTGCTGAAAACAGAAATAGATTTCAAGATCAAGTAGAAGCTCAAATGGTTTCAAAAGATTTATTAACACAAATTCAAAATGATTTTGGTGTAAATCCTTTTGTTGGAGATCCTAATGATCTTCCTAATACTGATGAAGAACTCAATCTATATATGCAACTTAATTACAAACCAGGGATTGAGATTGCAGAAGAAGAAGCGATAAGCACAATATTTGAAGAGAACCACTACATAGATATTCAGAAAAGAACTAATTATGATCTAGCAGTTTTAGGAATAGCAATAGCAAAACATGAATTTTTACCAGGCAATGGAATCACACTAAACTATGTAGATCCTGCCAATGTTGTTTACAGTT